CACCGTTAACGGCGTGAGCCGGAACAATGGCCCAACTAAGCGCCGTAGCCCCGTTGGTAGTACCAATGCCGAAGCCTGAGCTTCCAACGGGGTCAAGGTACTGCCCGAAGGCAGACGATGCGAGTGCGAGGGATGCTCCGATAACCAAGTATTTGAAGTATTTCATATCAGTTAGATTTGAATTAGTTCTTGTTGGTTTAGGCGAATGTGCTCTTGCAACGCAGGATAGCGTAACGAGGGCGTTCGCCAGAGAACCGGGTGGTGCCGTTGGTAGTGGCGATGAATGCGCCAGCGCCAAAGAAGGACTTCCAGCCGAGCGTGGTTTTCTGATTGATCGGGTCAGCCTTGTCGGGCTGATTCAGGATAATCAGGCGAGGGGCACTCTGGGTTCCACCAGCCATCTTGTTGGACAGGTTCGGGATTCCGAACGCATCAGCACCAAGATAGATGTTGGAGTAAACCAAACCATCACCCGGATCGGTGGCCGATTCGGTGCCGTAGGTGGTACCTTCAACCCACGGATTGTTCTGCTCGATGAATACGCCACCATCCAATTCAATGGACATATCCTTGAACAGTTGATCCTTGGCTTGGAACGTGCCAGTCTGAACCCAGGTCGTATCCTGGCGAATGTCGTGGATGACTTGCGGAGTCGTCAGCACAACGTAACGGTCGTTGATCTTGGGAATCTTGCTGGTTTTCAACTGAGTGATAACCTTCAGATGCTCGGCACGAGTGATCTTGGCATTGGACTTGGAAAGGCCAAGTTCCGTGGCGTAATCAGTGGCCGAGACTCCAGTATTGGCAACCCCAGCGAAACGCTCGAAGTAACCACCATCGTTACCGTTGGCATCGGCATTATCCGAACCGTAGAGGCCGTTGATGAGTTGGTTACGGATAACCGTGTCGTAATCCAGTGCAGCATCAGCACCCATGCGCTCGGTGTAAACCTTGAGCGTGTTGAGCAGGTCAATGGCCTGCAAACGGTCTGTGAGTTCCGCGTAACCGGCGCGTTGGGTCAACTTAATGTCCACGTAACCAATCCCGACTTCGGTAAGGTTGGTGGGCTTGACGCCTTCAGCGAGGGACGTGGGCGTAACCAGCGGGGTAATGGCGAAGGTGATAGCCTGCGCGTTGATTCCCGACAGATTGGCTTTGCGCGGACGGAAGAACCGGATGGTATCACCGATTGCGGTATAACCTTCCGAGAGTCCGAACTGGGCGAGTTTGAGGTTGAAAAGAAGAGATTTAAGTAGCTTCGGGTTAAATAACGTCTGTGTACGATTACTGAAATCGGCTGGGTTTGTAGTCGTTGCTGCGGCCATAATCAGGCCGCGAAAATGTTACAGACTTAGAAAGGACTTACCTACCAGCGACCGCTTGCGTCCATTGCCTTGGCTTCACGTTCCATCTGATTCCACTGTTCATCAGGGGATTTCTGCTCAAATGGGACTTCGCCATGAGGGGCACCGGATACTGCGCCATCACCTGGAATAGCAAGTTTCTTTTCCAAATCCTTGATCTTCGCGTTTGCTATGCCCAACTCCTTATCCAACGACGGCGCACGAGCGGCAGCAACCTCAGCACAAACCAATCTGGCCGCATAATACATGCCCTTGGGGTCATTGTAGATTGCGGGTTCAGCTTTAACGAGAGCAGCGAGAGCCTGAGCTTCAGGACTATCTTTCTTGGCTACAGCAGGGAAATCAATAGCAGCTTTACCCCACCACTCTTTCTGTTGAGCCTTGAACTGTTCCTGTTGCTCAACGGGTGTGGCGGGTGGTTTGGGGGGATTATCGCGCAGTTCCTTGGCCTGTTTACGGGCAGCATCGGCAAGGTCTAACTTGCCTTCAGCTTCCCATTTATCAGCAGCCGTTTCGTACTGTTCGGGTGTGTACTTGGGCTGTGCGGCCTTGGTTTTCTCCTGCTCGACAGCAGTACGCTCGGCTTTAATGGCTTCACGTTCAGCTTCAATTTGCTTTCGGAGAGTGCGGACTTCCTCTTTTTCCGTGTTGATCTGTTTCCATGCTTCAGCCTGACGACCAGCAGCTTTTTCGTACTTGGTCGGCTCGGCTTTGCTCTCGGTTGGTTTGGGATCGGGTGCAGTCGCTGGTGCGCCCTCTTTGGAGGGTTCGGGCGTCTGACCTTCTGTCGTATCCGGCGTCGGCACGGGCGGCGCATCAGTCGTGCTATCCGGCCTGGGAGTCTCGGCAGGAGCGATACCAGACGCATCTGCGCCAAGTTCTCGGTCAATCTGCGCGAAAGCCTCGCCTAGAGTCGGGTCATTCGGATCAATGTTCAGGTCATTCATACGGTTATGGCGATAAACGAGCTAGAATTTCTTCCATCTCGCGGTCAATGGGCAAAGTCTCGCCGGACTCTCCACTGTCGTTTGCTGGTTTGGCCTGACCAGCACAGGAAATCGTGAGTGTGAGAATGTGATTGATACATTCCGAATAGCCTTGAGTCCTACCGGCACTATGGGCGGTATGGAATTGATCTTTAGCGTTGGCGATTGCAACAGCATATTCAGTCGCTCTCAATCTTGCGACAAGTTTAACTCCCGTCTCAGAGTTGAGAATACCCCTAAGCGTGTCTCTGTCAAGGGCGGTCCACGATGGAGCCATAGAGACAGCCGGTAGCCGGAAAGGAATAACGGCTACCGGCTCTCCGGGAGGGGTCAGGTTGAAAATCTTTTTCCAGTTCACTTCTTTGATTTCTTACCACCCTTTGTGGTAACGTCAACACTTGTTTTCTCACCAATGGGAATATCACCCATGTTCCTTACTTGGGGTGGAGTCTTGCCGGACTTTAGCAATTCCATATCGTAAGGCATGGAAAATGTGAATGGAGTAACCAGCTTGCGATTACCCCAACGCAATTCAACCATGTTCGTGTCCGGGCACCAAGCCAGTCCGTAAATATCACTACCAGTGGGCAATAGCTTAGTGATCGAATCTATGTCGATGGCAATGAAGGTTGAGAAGTCGCTCATGTAGTTGTGATTGGTAGCGGTTGAATCTTCTGGGTTATGGAATTGAAAGCTGTAATCAGGGCAGCCGAGGCAATGGCATTGGAGGTATCGGAGCAGTTCTTACATGGGTCAACGCTAATAACTCCGTCGTATGATGTTGCCATGACGAACGCAAACTTCAGGGTGCAATCGCACTTGGAACACTTAAGGATGATCGTCATTCCATACCCCCATCAATCTTGGGCTTAACAGATGCCTGCTTGAGTTGTGCGCGGGCCTGTTCAGTCACCATAATTTCTTGAGGTGATGCACCCTTAATCCCAATCTGCGCGAGAACCTGCGCCCGCTCCGTTGGGTAGAAGTCTGCCAGCTTCATACTGATTGAGTCAGTCACCTTCTGTTGCTCTGTTCCTGTGCCATTAGTAGAAGGAGGCGCACCGTTTCCTTGTGGTGACGGAGGTACTCCACCGGGTGCCTGACCGGAAGCCTGTTCCAACCCCTGAATCTGTTGGTAAATCTGGCGAGCGGCCTGTGGCTGGGTCTGCTGTAGGATTTGGAAGTGCTGAGCAAGGTGCTGCTGAATGCGCTGCACAGCAATCGGGTCAGGATGAGCGCCCGTAACCATTTGCTTGTGCAGATAGCCCACCAATACCATGATTCGGGTGGCGTGATCCTGATTTGGTAACACCGGAGCCGGGTATCCCTCGTTCAGTACAGAAATATCCACGGCTTCCTGATAGGATTCAACTTGTTGCTTTTGATTTAGTGGTATCAGGAGCCGTGAAATCAACCGTGAATCGTCTGCTGAGAGAACATCTTTAACAAGCTCGTCCTGATCCACATTAGGCGCACCCTTGAGAGCCACGAATCTTTGACCGGCAGACTGTATTTTCTGCTGCTTATTTGCTGGCCCGCCAGTTGGAATAACCAGATAGGAGTCATGTAGTGCCTGCGTGTTAAGTTCCTTCAAATCCTGGTTCACAAAGTAAACCACGTCCTTGCGCTTGAACTGGCACATCAAACCCCAGGTGTGCTTGTAAAGTTTGGAGAGCCTTACGTTGCGGAATACTTCGCCATTGTAGTCGGCTCCCACGTTTTGTAATCCTGCAATTCTATTGTTCTCAGTGGCCGTGCGTGGCTTGTTCTGGCCACCTTGAGATTCATCGGATATTCCGAAGTCGGGGATGCGAGCACGTTGCTCTGCCAATCCTCTGGAGAAATTTATTTCCTGATCGAAACTAAAAGCGGGTTGTGGCATCTCAACCGCACGTATGTTACCCGGAACGAATTCGCCCGGATTAAACCGGATATTAGCTGAGTTCTGCATCTCATTCTCAGAAGTGAAAATGGGGGTATTCCCGAACTTCATCGCGTCCGTTTTATTATTCCAAAGCGTGCAAGCGTAAGCCTCGAAAGCCGCATTCAATTCAGCTACTCCACGTGGGGAATACCATCCTTCGTCTTTAACCTCCATGGTGAGCGAAAGGAACGGGCAAGATTGCTTTCCATTTACTTCATAAGGGCACTCATAATCCTCTCGTATTTTTCTGTCAGCGGCTTGAGGTGAGTAAGTATGTATGATCCATCCTGAAGCAGTCTTTTCCCAGTGCTCCCAAACAACGATTTCCGTGTCCCTATTTGAATGAGTAATACCTTCACGGAGTTGCTTATCATATTCGATGGATTGGAAATTGTAATCCTTACGGCCTTTGATGGTGTTAATCAGGTCCATGTCCTGAACGTAATTCCGGTTTCTCCTGTACTGAGGAACGCTCAGTGTTTTTACGTATATCCAGTAATCGGCATCTTCAAAGTCATCTGCCTGCTGTGGCATCAGGATATACAGCGGAGAAATGGGCTTGAAATTGATTTTGTAATCGGCAAATGGATCGGCAGTTACGAGTAGGGCTGACCGTCCATAGAGAAGCATAAGGTAAAGTGCCTGCTCCATACGATACCTGTAATCCGTCATGTACCGTAGCTGGAAATCGTGGTAGTCGGATGCGCTTTCC